CAGTGGGGGTTTTGGGGGCGGCCACAAACACCCCAAAATCCCGCAGGGGCCCCGGCGCATTTTGGGCCATTTTAAGCCGTTGTACGTATAAAAGGTGCAAAACCCCTACCCCCGCACTGTTAGCGGCTTTAAGGGCTACCGCTGCAAGCCACAGGCATACAAAAGGGGGGGTGTTGTTTGGCCGTTTTGAGTTGGCTGGGGGTGGGGGCAAGACACCCTTCACCACACATCAAGTTTTCCAGAACCTTTTTTGACTTCGATAAAAATTATATCATTTTTCCCAGAATCCCCTATGAACTCGACTTTGATATAATCATAATCAACACTCTCCCATTCTTGATAAAGTTTCTATCTCAGTGTTATACTCAAGAATAGATAGGAGGTGACACGATGGGAGAACGGAAGAGAAAGTTGATAGGAAGAACGAAACCGGTGAAGAGGCCGCTGGAACCAGTGTACGACCCGAGTAAGCATCCAATGATAGTCAGGAACTTGGCACTGCTGGGATTGACGAATACATCAATTGCTGAGAACTTAGGAATGCCGTCAACGAAGTTTCAGTATTGGTTGATACGATATCCGAACTTGAAGAACGCACTTGAGGAGGGGCGGCAGAAAGCAGACGCAGATGTAGCTTCAGCTCTTTATTCGAGGGCGGTGGGATATACGGTGATGGAAGATAAGATTATCTTTGATCCTAAAAATGGAGAGGTGTTGAAAGTGCCGGTAGAAAAACATTATCCACCGGACGTGACTGCATGTGTGACTTGGTTGAAGATGCGGCAAAGAGACTTGTGGTCTGAAAGGGTGCAAGTTGATATTAATCATGGTGGGGAGATTATTTTGAGTCCGGGGGCATTATCCAGTTTGACTGATGAGGAGTTGGCACTGGCAGAGAAGATTGGGATGAAGAGATATTTGCAGGAGATGGAAAATAAACAGGATAAGAATGCTTTACCATATATCGAAGTAGAGGCAAAGGATCAGTATGCTGAGTGGGATAAGGAAGAGGAAGTTGATTTGGAAGCTGAGGTAGAGTTATGACACAGTGTACTTGCCACTCAGCTGACCCGACACGGACTTTGACTTTGCGGAATCAGTTTAGTCGGGAAATGGGAAAGAGGATGAAGCGGATTCAGATTGCCATCCGTAACAAGGATTTGGTGACTGGAAATTTTATCATTGGGAACAGTGAGAACTACCAATGGGATTTTATACCGGAGAAGGTGGACGAGTTTACTGCTTGGGTCGAGTCGCAGATTGCTTTGGAGTTGTTGCAGTCGACACCGTACCGCACAGGGTCACCATCGAGAGTTTGGTGGGGTAGTCCGTTTTTGGAGACTGGGTACTTGCGGGGTATTAAGATGTCGCATATACTGTTGCGACAAAGGGGGTATTCTTGGCCTGAACCAGTATTGCCGGGGGTTAGTGGTGGTTTTGTGCCTGATCCTATTACAGTGGCTTTTGGCACGCCTCCCCACCAGAGGAAGGTTTCAGCGATTTATTCCAGAGCTTATTCCTCCATGAAGGGAATTACCGATGAGATGGCAACTGTGATTTCCAGAATACTGGCACAGGGGATGGCAGATGGGGATGGTGCAAAAGTTATTGCCAGGAAGTTGGTAGCTTCGATTGATGGGGTTGGTGCTGGGACTTTGGGGATTAAGGATACGATGGGGAGGGTGATAACACCTCGCAGACGGGCGATGATGTTAGCGAGGACAGAGATTATCAGAGCCCACCATGTGTCAATGATACAGGAATACCGGGTGTGGGGAGTAGAGGGGGTAGAGGTTGAGGCAGAGTGGCGGACAGCAGGGGATGGGAGAGTGTGCCCACGTTGCAAGCCGCTACAGGGAAGGATATTTACTTTGGATGAAATAGAACCAATGATACCACTACATCCACAGTGTCGATGTATGGCATTGCCGATAGTCAAGGACTGAAGGAGTTTATTATGAAAAGAGGGACACCGAGGAAAAGTGGCACGAAACCGACTTTAGAGAATAAGGTTCAGGTCTACTCCGATTTCATGCGGAGGATGAAATGGATGGGAATGGGTGTGGGGGATACTTTTGGTGGGAAGAGGAATGTTTCAGATGCGCTTGGTTATCCAGTTTCTATTTCCTACCGGGAGTTTTACCACCGGTTTAAGAGGCAGTCGATGGCGAAAGCAGTTATCAACAGACCGGTTAATGCCACTTGGAGAGGGGGGTTCACGGTTACTGATACGAAGAACCCGCAGGAACAGACTATTTTGGATAGTCTGAAGGATTTACAAGAAGAGTTTAAATTATCCTCCATTTTGAGAAGGGCTGACCGGCTGGCCTGTATTGGGATGTATTCCGTTTTGTTGTTTGGGTGGGATGATGTTCGGTCTATAAGGGATTTTGAAAAGCCTGTAGCTCCGGGGGCAAGGAAGCTTTTATATCTGAAGCCCTACTCACAGGAGGGGGCGATGATATTAGAGTCAGTGAATGTAGAGACTGACCCCCGGTATGGTTTACCACTGTTCTACCAGATCTCAATGGGAAATATGATGGATTCTAATATCGCAGAAGTGGCTCCCGGGCAGGTACAATCAACAGCACTCAAAGTTCACCATTCCAGAGTATTGCACATAGTTCATGATTCATTGGAAAGTGAGATATTTGGAATTCCTGCATTGGAGGGAATTTATAATCTTTTACTCGACTTGGAGAAGGTGGCCGGTGGTGCGGCTGAGATGTTTTGGAGGGGGGCAAGACCTGGATATCAAGGCAAGGTTGCAGAGGGGTTTCAGATTACTGCGGATGATAGAGCCACATTGGAATCGCAGATTGATGAGTTTGAACATCACCTCCGCCGGTTTATGGTGAATGAGGGAATTGAGATATCCAGTCTGCAACAACAGATCGCCAGTCCGGAAGCACAAGTCAAAGTCATTATGCAGTTAATCAGTGCGGCCACTGGTATCCCGGTAAGGGTGTTGACTGGTTCGGAACGTGGGGAGTTGGCAAGTACACAAGATAAGGACTCCTGGATTGATAACATTGCAGAGCGGAGGGATGAGTATGCAGAGCCGCATGTAGTCCGGCCATTTTTACAGACTTTGGTCAAGTATAAATTGATTCCCCCTTTGACCAGGAATTACACTATCAGTTGGACAGACTTATATTCTCCATCCGTTAAAGAGCAAGCTGAGATTGCATTTAAGCGGGCACAGGCTTTACAGCTTTACACGAATTCCCCCGGTTCCGATATACTGGTTCCCCCGGAATTGTTCCTGCGGGACTTTTTGGGTATGTCAGAAGACCTGATTGCAAAGTATATCAATTTGGTGGAAGTGGAGAGGAAGTTGGAGGAGCGGTTCGATGAGGAAGAGGATGATTTAGTGGATGATTTGAATCCCAGCGGTTCACTCGGGATGTAAGGTTTACAGAAAGGGATCGAATTTAAGCTTTCCACTAAAAACAGGGGCTTAGTACCACTTGCCCCTGTTGCTCTTAGAATTAGCAGGAAGAAATAAGTTGTGGTGAGTGTTTGGTTTGTGGTATTATTGAACTATGGACAGAAGGAGGATTGAATGAAAAGAGGGAAGAAAAAAAATGACTGCCCGACTTGTCATGCTTACCTGAGTGACCCTGCAAAGGGTCTTATTTGCCATAAGGAGCAATTAGAGGGATACGCTGTACGGACTGAAAAGTTCGAGGGGCGTGATTACTTGGTGGCTCCAGTGGTATTGGCAAAGCAGGGAGTTTTACATGGGTCTGGCGGCCCGATATTTTATGGGGAAGAAGAACTCAGTAAATTCGTGGAAGCTTGGAATGGCAGACCGGTTCCTGTCTACCACCCGGAGGACGAGACTGGAATGCTCAGTGCAAACACTCCGGAAACTTGGACGACACAGAATGCCGGTTTTATTTTTAATGCGATTTATGACAATGGTCTTAAAGGGGAAGTATGGCTGGATAAGGAAAAGCTCGCCACAATAAACCCGGAAGCATACGAGGCGGTAATCAATGGCAGACCATTGGAAGTTAGCACTGGTATGTTTATGGAGGTTATTGAAACCCCCGGTGCTTACGAAGGTGTTGCTTACGAAGGTGTTGCAATAAACATAAGACCGGACCATTTGGCACTTTTACCGGGCCAGAAAGGGGCCTGTTCTTACGAGGACGGCTGTGGTTTAAGGGCAAATGTAGCCGGTGGTGAGACAACTGAGAATACAGTGGAAGAACAACACGAGAAAAGGTTTAACCCTTCCATTGTGGATAATTTGGATATTTCTGGCACTGATTTCCAGAGTTTGCTCGGAATGTGCCACGATGCAGTTAGAAATTATTATGCAGTAACCAGTAAAAATCAATCTGTCTATACTTATTTGGAAAGGGTGACAGAATCTGAAATCGTTTACACATTAGAAGGCTCCGGTTATAATGATATTGGGTATTACAAAATAAATTACGAATATGACAAGTCTAACAATGTTGTGAAAACGGTTGGATTGCCAGTCGAAGTTGAGAGAAAAGTAACGTTTGTAGAAAAGACAGGAACGACACCTGTCGCTAATGTCGAAGGAGGACAAATGGACAAGAAAGTTTTAATTGATGCTCTTATTGCACACAAGGCATCTCAATTCACAGAAGCAGACAGGGCGTTCTTGGAAACACAGGATGAAAACGTGCTTCAAAAAATGACCCCGGTAGAAACCCCGGTTCCCACAGTGAACGCAGTACAGGCAGCTGAAGTATTGAAACAGCATCTGGCCGCCAATTCCGATGCCTTTATCGGCCTTTTGCCGAAAGACATTCAGGAAAGCGTTCGTTATGGTCAAAAGGTTCACAATGATCGTCGGGCAGAGTTGATCGCTCATATTGTTGGTAACAGTAACGGTGCTGTCACTGCTGAATTACTGAATGAGAAGAACACTCAGGAATTAGAAGCATGGGCAAAAGCATTTAAACCGGTTGCCAATTATGCGCCTCAGGGAATGGGTAACTTCCACGCCCCTGTAGCAAACAATGAAGTTCCGGACATGGTTTTACTGCCTTGCGGCGTTGAGTAATAGGAGGATTTGAAAATGGCTATTGTAAATTACAATCGTAATGTTATTCGGGTGAAAGTGTATTCTTCTCACCAGGACGAGGCAACGACTACCGTTGCCACCACTCCCGGTATGCTTATGGAAAGACATACTGCGGAAGGTAGTATCAAGCCCCATGCTTCTCCGGGTGGCGTGAATATGCGCATGTTTGCTGACAGGGACGAGTTACAGGGTAAGACTGTTGATGACGATTACACAGCAGATACCCTTTGCTTTTTCTTCCCGGCACGTAACGGGGACCTCGTTAATGCCCTACTCACCACTAACCAGGATATTGCTTACGGGGACAAACTAATTTCCAATGGTGATGGTACTTTGAAGGCGGCTACTACTGAGACTGGCTACGAGCTGGTTGGTATTGCCAGAGAAGCTGTAGACACGACTGATTCGTTAGTCACAACCGCCCAGCGTATTCTGGTCGAAGTTTTATAAGGAGGAGAGATGAGTTACAAACCTACAGTTAATATCGATGTTGTTTCGGCCAATGCGTTCAATCCGCAGACCGGAGCTGTTTATTTTAATGACCCGCAGGGTGAAGTCGCCGCAAGGTTTATCCAAAACGGAGGTAAATTAAATCCTGCTGCTATGCGCCCGTGGCTTGATCCCAAAACAGGCCGTTCCTATATTACCGTCCATGTTGGTGGGGATCCTCGTAAGAAGGAAAACTACCGCACGATGCCGGTGAATAACGCCAATACCTCGTTATTGTATGACGAGTGGAAACTTATGGACGAAGAGTTGATGCGAATTGTCCAAGACGAGTTGGTTGGTCTTGCAGACCTCCGTGAGTACGGCTTGGAAAAAACAATCGGCAACGGTATGGGTCATACCGTATTCCAGTATCAGGAAATTATGAATGAACTGGAAGTTGAATTGTCTATGGACGGAATCACTCGGGGCAAAAACAATGCGCCGATTATGACCTTGAAGCAGATCCCGCTCCCCATCCTACATGTGGATTACGAATTCAATGAGCGAATGTTGCAGGTCAGCCGGAATGACGGTGTGGCTTTGGACGTAGAGCAAGTTACCGCCGCCAGACGTGCAATCAATGAGAAGATTGAGGACATGTTGTTTACTGACTTCACTTATGCTTACGCCGGTGGAACCATTTACAGCTACACCAATCACCCCGACAGGGTTCCGCTCAAGATGACCACTTCCTGGCTTGATTCTTCAATGACATCTGCCTTGATTTGTACTGCTGTTTCGGGTATGGTTCAGGAGTTAATTGACATCAAGAAAACTGCTGGTGGATTGGTCCTGTACCTCCCCACCGCATACTTTTCGAAGATTACTTATAAGTCTCCGGACAAAGAGCAGGAGTCGATTTATAATTGTATTCTGCAAAATCCGAAAATTAAAAAGATTGTTTTCGTCGACCGGATTGTTGGTGAGCAAGTCTTTTTAATTCAGATGAATACGGAAACCGTTCGTTGGTTGAACGGTATGGGTATGCAGAACATTATGTGGAATTCCGAAGGCGGGATGCGTCATCATTTCAAAGCCATGACCATCCAGTTGCCGCAGATTCGTTCTGATTATCTCGAGCGTCTTGGTATCGTACATCTGAAACGTACTGTATAATTTTTTACTGTGGAGGGCGGAACACACCGCCCTCCATTTTGCTTAGAATTTTAAGAGGAGATTCAAAATGGCACAAGCACACAAGTATATGAAAAAAGGGGGAGCTTCCTTTAAACTGTCTTCCGGTAAAATTGTTAAAAAAGGGCAAACCTTTATTGCCTTCCCATCTGAGGTAGCTGCATTTCCCGATTTGTTTCAGGATATGGGGTACGCCGCAGAATACGTAAAACCAGATGCTGAAGATGTAGTTCAGCAGAGTGCAATTCCGGATGGTATAGAAGTTCCTGTAAGTCCTGCCGGTTACGCAAAGATTAAGTCTAAACGGCCTTCCAGGTTTGACGTAATCAATTTGGACGATGGCTCCGCTGTAAATACTACCCCGCTGAAAGCTTCTGAAGCTGATGCCCTGCTTGCTGAGTTACAGGCAAAGTAATTATGAAAATCGGATGGTACTGTGGCAAGGACGATTGGGCTTTTCAGCATGTCACTGAACAACTGGAAGCCGCCTTGCCAGAGTGCCAACACGTCAGAAATGTAAGTGGGGATGTTTCTGTATTTTTCGTGCCGGAAACACTCGCAAAAAAGAAAGATGCCCTTTTAAATGAAAGCATTCTTCGACTTGGTGGTAATCGCTGGTGGAGTGGCTCATGAAAAAAATTTTATCTATTGAATACGCACATGGAATATTTTCGTGGGGGATTACTGCCTGGGCGATATTAAAAGAATTAGGGAGTACAGGAAAGCGAGTAGATTACATGAAATGGAAAATGGATAAGGCCACTGTAAAGAAGGATGTGCAAGCGCACAACGTCATCTTAACTCAAAACGCCCCGCAATTACTGGATTTAGAAAGCTTTAAAAAGGTAATTTCCAGACTTGGTGATAATAGAACATTCGATGAACATCGCTGGGATAAGGTCTCCCAATACTTAGAAGCTATTGGCAAGTGCAAAGCCGTTATCGCCACAAATAAAAAACTGATGGCTATTGCACAGGCAGTTCATCCCCATGTCTTTTTAATTCCGAATGGAATAGACTTGCAACAATGGTCTGCCGGGGAACACACATTTCCAGTAAACAGACCCCTTGTAGTTGGTTTTTCCGGCAACGTGCGGGAAGAAGTAAAATCCCTGTATAAAGGCTTCCCAATAATAAAGTCTGTTTGTGAAAACAGGGCAGACGTAGAATTACGTCTGGCATTGTATAAACAAGCACAAATTCCCTACGATAGAATGAAAAGTGACTTCTACGATGTTGTGGACGTGGTGGCATTATTATCAGAGGGGGAGGGGTGCAGTAATACCCTGATGGAAGCTTGTGCATGTGGGGTTCCCATTATCACCACAAATACGGCAGGGTATCATGGGGACTTTATGGTAGATGGTGTGAATGTTATTTTCTGTGAAAGGACGAAAGAATCTTTTTCTGCCGCATTAAACAGGCTATTAAATGACCCGGAATTATATAACCGGCTTTGCGGGGGCTCCCGCCGGTTTGCCGAGGAGCACCACGATATAAAAAAGGTTGCAAACCAGTATCGAGGAGTATTCGCCCTGTGTGAAGAAAAAACCCCGGCGGTCAAGGCACAACCACCTGTCGTAGCAACCCCGCAACGAGGCTGGAAAGTGCCCCCCTTTTGGAAAGGGCAAGACGTTTGGATTATTGGGGGTGGGCCTTCCATTAACAAAGTATTCGGAGTCCCGGACAAAATCGTACAAGGGATTAAGTCCGGCAAAAATACTCCTGCCGATATTGGAGTATTTGTAAAAGCTATTATCGGTCATTGCAATATCATCGGTGTCAACAATGCTTACCAATTAGGTTCTTTTGTGGATATGTTATACTTTGGGGATTGTAGCTGGTTCCAAACACATGAACAAGACTATGCACAGATGCCGGGCATCGTAGTATCCAGTTGTTCAAGGCAACGGGAACACCAACAGATATTATATTTACCACGTAGCAGAACCCACGAATTTGGAAT